TCTCTTGTTCTTGGGCCGATAATTCCGTCAGGTACGCATCCAATAGATGACTGAAGCAATTTAATGCTTCTGCCTGGCCCTGCGTTAACTCCCATGGAAAATACAATAAAGTTGAGTCCCCGAGGTAATACTTCTCCATAACAAGGCCTCCAGTATTTTAATTCGTATAAAGGTGCTACATCTTCTTTTGTTAGCTTTTTAAGGCTATCTACAGGGTGACCTACATATTCTTCCCAAACACGCTTGGTGACCCCTAAATTGGTTTCACCACCAGGGTCGCCAGCTAATCCTGTTGGCCCTGTCCAACCACCTTCTGACTTTAATACAAGGTCAAGACATTCTTTAAAACTCATTTTTTAAGGTTAGCCATAATGCGAGTACCGAATAGAAAACCAAAGGCTATGTTGGCCGCTTCTATACCTATTCTTTGAATTTCGGGGGCTACTGGCAAAAACAGAGTGCTTATGCCTACAACAATGACAAACAAAGCCCCTAGATAACGACTAGAAGCCCTTAAATCGACTACCCATTGGCTAGGTTGCCCATAAGGGTTGTCTAACTTTGCAATGGCTTCTAACTTTGCTATGTCGTTTTGGTCTAGCTTTATTTGGTCATCAACATTTAAAGGCTTAACCCCGCCTGTAAACATTCCAATCAGACTTTTAATGCCGTCTATTCCTACAGGAACTAACGCACCAATAATGGTTTCTAAAATCATTTGTTAGTAATCCAATGAATAACCCAACCTACTAATGTAGAAAATGCAGACACAAACATCATGCCAGCCCAAAAGCCACCTCTGCCTTTGTTAGCCAAAGCAAGCAATTCTTCCATGCCAGCTTCTAGCTTGTCTATTTTGGCGGTTTGCTGGTCAACCTTTTCCCAAAGTTGTCCATAGCGTACAGGGTCAATTTCAAAAGACATAACTTACTCACTTTTTAGTTGTTTTGCGAGTAGTCGCTTTTTTGGCTGTTTTTTTGGCAACAGGTTTTTTAACTTCTTCCTTTACAGGAAAGTCAAAAGCTGCTTTAGGCTGAAAACCAAACTTGTCTAATATCCATGTAAATGTAAAGTTCATAATTTATTTCCTACAGTCTTGTTAAATAGAAAGCATTAGTTCCTGCACCACGCAAGTTATAAGCAATACCTTGTTGTGTCATTGAAGCAACGCCTGTCCCTGTTCCACTCCATGCAGCAGAAAAAGTAATGGCTTGACCTGAAACAGAAGCCGTTACGGTAATTGGGCCTGGTGCTTGAAAAGCAGTAGAAATACCAACATCAGTTCCATTAGATTCAGGCGTTACACTAGCGGTAATTGAACCACCATTATTGCTAATAAAACAAGTATATTTTTGTGAATGTCCGCTATAACCATAAGGTGTAGCATTTGTGTCATCCCAAGTCCATAACTCTAAAGTAAATAAAGCAACTCTTAAATTTCCACCAACAACTGTTTGTTGAGTCAAAGAAAAAATAGGGGTTGTTACGCCTTTAAGCGTTGATGCATGAAATCCAGACCAATCAGGAATAAAGACTTGTTGAGCGCCATAGCTTAATTGACCATTTTGCTTTAAAGCAGGTACATTAGCTGCTTGGTCTATGTTTAAATAAGTTGGCCCAGCATGAAGTAATTGGTTTACTAAATTTAAAGTAAAATTATTATTATTACCTAACCAAGTTAAAGCAGAATTTCCTGTACTTCCTAAAGATTCGTTAATATTTACTGTTGTACCTGCATAACTATTATTACCAATAAAAGATAATGAATTACAAGTAGTAGAATAAATTTGTACGCCACTAGATACAAATTCACATCCTTCAACTAATAAATTTTCAACTGTTCCAATATAAAGGTCATAAGGATAAGATAATTGTTCAAAATAACAACCCGAAATAATTGTTCCTACATTACCAAAACCAGTAGAATCAGCATCTAAATAAATGCCTTTTTCAATATTGTTTTGTATTTGGCAAGCATACAAACGATTTCCTAATCCACCATTTATTTGTAATCCAATAGAATTAGTGTTAAATCTGCAACGAATAAAAGTGTTTTCATTGGCTGATTCATTTGTGTCATTAGAATTTAACCAACAACCTACCGATGTAGAAGAATATGTGCTTGCAGCAAAACTACAATATTGAAATTCATTGTATTGACCAAAAAGAGAATAAAAACTAGCTACTTTTCCATATTCAAAATTGCATGAAGAAAAGCGAGATGCGCCATAAGTAAGATTTACTGCATAATCAACATCGCCTAATGATGAAGAACCTGTTATTCTTGCTGAAAAAGTCATATTTGTAAAATTTACATTACAAAAATTCATAGCTCCTGGCGTGGCATCACCTGGATTGTTATCAGCATAAATAATACAAGATTGTGTAGGACTTAATGTATATGGTCTACAAATAACTTGACCAAAACCAACAAAATTAACTTCTGCTACATAAGCGCCAGAAATGTCTAAATAAAAATTATAAGTTCCTGAAGGAAATATTAAAGTGCCGCCAGTTGTTTTAATTGCGTTATAAGCATTTTGAATAGCAGCAGTATCATCAACAACGCCATCTCCTACTGCGCCAAAATCTTTTACAGACACAAATTCTTGTAATTTTACTTCTACATTTCGGTCTACTGCACCTGTAGAACCTTCGTTATAAAGCACAGAAGAAGCATTTACAGACAATGAAGTAGAAGCGCCAATAGTGTAGTTTACTAAGTCGCCTACATTTAAACCATTGGTAAAAGTAATTTGAGTAGAAGAAGTTTCTGTGTAATTAACATTGTAGATTTGACGGCTACCGTTTACATAAACAGAAAGGTTATCACCGCCAGGCACAAAGCCTGTAGGAGTGTCAATAACTGTTTGACCTTGAGTAGCTGTTATTGTGTCGCTAAATAAAGTACCGCCAGCACCATTACCAAAAATAGACCAAGCACCATTTTTATAACCTTCGTATTGCAAAAGGTCGGTGTTATATCGAATCATTCCGTCTTGTGGACTAGCAGCCCTTTGTGCTGTAGTGCCACTAGGAATACGAGTTTGACCTACGCCAGCAAAAGCAACAGTACCATTAGGGCCTTTTAAAGCACCTGTAATAGTAGTTTGACCGTCAGCAGCTACCGAACCTGTAATGGCATTAGCCATGTCAGCAAGGGTATTGTTAGCCCATGTAGAGTTAATAGTTGTGCCTGTAACTACTGGGTTACCAGGTGGAAGATTGTATGTACCGCTACCGTTTCTACTCATTTTCTTTTCCTTTTGCTCCAGCCCTCATTAAAGCGGCTAACTTATTAACATCAGATTTTCTCATTTGTGTTGCTCCGACTCTTGCGCCCATAGAAGCTGCTGTTGCCGCCAAACCTATTGGGCCACTAACTGAAGTAGCTAACAAAGCTGGAATACTGCTTACTGCGCTTGTAGGGGCAAATTTACCAACAAATCGTAATGCGTTTTGACCAATTCCCCCTTTTGCGGCTTTTTTAATGGCTTCTTGTTCTTCTTGTGTAAACAAACGCATTTTCTTATCATTTTTGGCAAGCTGACGCAGTTGTTGCGCCAATGAGTTTTCCATACCAGACATACTAAATTTGCTTTTGTCTAACTGTGCATTTTCAAGCATATCTGTAAATACTTCAGACTTACTTAATTTTGCATAAGTGTCCCTAGCTTCTTTCCATGCTTTTAAACCTTCTTTGTTACCGCCAACCACAGACGACTCAGGAATGTTAGCAACATAATTGTCAAAGTCGTCTTTAAGAATAGTTGCCAAACGTCTTTCATCAGAATCAACGCTTTTTTGTGCGCCTTGAATAAACTTACGCAAAGTGCTTAATTCATTAAAATCTTTAGGTATTCCAGCTTGCGTCATTTCATCTAACGCTACTGACAGCTTAGGGTAAAGCCTAGGGTCATAGCCTTCGTTACGCAATTCTTTGCCAATGCCAGCCATGTTTGTAGCAAAGTCTTTAGCATTTAATTCAACGCCAGACTCTTTTGCTGTTGTAAACAAGTTTTTAGAAGTTTGAGCTAATTCTTGTGCGCTAGGGGCAGTTTTTACTAAAGAAGGTTCTCTACGCAATGCTTGTGCCATAGTGCTAACTGCTGGTTGCGCTGCTTGTCTAGCTTCTTGTGCCAATGGGCGAACTGCTTGACCAGCTTGCATTGCAGATGGAATCATCCCAATATTACCAATATAAGGAGGTATTTTGGCGGCTTCTAATGCACCACCCATAGATTCCAAAACATCCGCAGAAGCAGGTGATGTAGGTTGAAATTGAGTTTCTTGCCTTGCTTGTCTGTAATACACATCTCTAGCTTCAGGGCTAGGCATTTGACCTTTCATAGCGCCTTCTACAGCGCTTCTACCAAGACCATAAAGCATTGAGCCAGGCTGTGAAAGTGCTGCACTACCAACAGTTGCAGGAACTTCATACAAAGCCTTTAACTTGTCTGCCATATTGCGAGTAGGCTCTACAGGCGGTACGCTACCTCTGTTTTGAGCAGTAATAACATTTGGCACATCACTAGAAATAATAGTGCCTCCTGTGCGTTGCTGTGGCGCTTGTGGTTTATACAGTTTTTGTGCTTGAGTAATAACTTCTTCTTGGCTTGCTCCTTCTGGGCCAACAAGTATTATTTCTTTTCCGTCAGGGGCAACAACTGTATATTCTTTGTCAGCCATTATTTAATTCTCCAACCACCTTGGTTGATAGGAGCAGGTGCGCCAACGGCAGCTTCTACATCTAATTTGTTTCTTTGGGCAATACCAGAGTATTCGCCACGCTTTTGATTAAACTGTTCAGCAGAAACATTATAAAGTTGTTGGCCTAATTCAGTAAAATCTTTACGCTGTGTAGGCGTTAATTTTTGACCAGTAATAACCATATTTGCGTAGTTTCTTGCTCTATCCTCTAAACCAGAAGCAGCCATAGCCATTCCCAATTCAGATTCACGCACTACTGAGCCTGGGTCTAAAATCTTCATAATCTTAGTAGCAGCAGCTAAGTCACCAGCAGGCGTAGCCATTTTTGCTGCTTGTTGAATTTGTAGATTAGCAGCTTTAACCTCTTCAAAACCTTTGTAAATAGGTTCGTTTCTAAAGTCTGTACGCAATTTAAGAGCATTTTCAAAGCCATGCTGACCAGTATTAACACTTACATTAGTTACAGGGCGCTTACGATTAGCTTCAACATCTTGGTATTCATTAAATGTGCCAGGGAAACCTTCTGCTTTAACTTTTAAATAGTTTTTGTAATCAGAAGTATCTTCAGGCATCATTTGTTTAAGAATTGTAGGCGTGTATTCTTTTCCAACGCCATAAGGATTAGTGCGAATATCACGCAATGCACCAGGTAAATTAGGGGCTACAGCAGGTTGAACAGCTACAGGCATAGGTACATTCCCTGCGTATGGTCCAGCTAATTCAGTAGCTTGTGCAGGAGTACCTGTCATTTTGTTAATAATAGACTCTTCTGCAGCAGACCTACCTTCACGCAGTTGTTTTGCTAATTCAGCAGCTTTAGTGTCACCTTGTTTAGCAAGGTAAGCGCCAGTAAGCATATTAGCTACTGGTTGCAAGTTTTGAAAGAATGAAGTTGGTACATAACGACCACTAACCATTTGGCCTTGTGGTTGCTGGTTTTGTTGCATCAACATAGCTGCCATTTGTTGTTGGCGGTTTAAAGCCTGCTGTTGAGCATACAACTCAGGAGGCAATGTGTTTTGCTGAGATAAATTTAATTGGTCTAATTCGTTTGCCATATTATTCCTTAATTATTTGGAATTAGTTGACCGTATGCGCCAACAACAGGCATATTACTAACTGGACTTAATCCCAAATCTGCATTCATTCCAGAATATCCTTGACCAGCGCCCATACCATTGCTATTAGCGCCAAAATATTGATTTGAGCCAGCAGTTTGCCAACTATCCATATTGTCAGGCTTTTTCCCACGCAAAGCCATTGCCATAGCTAATGGATTCATACCACCACTACCACCTTGTGCTTGACCAGCTTGTGCTACTTGCTGATTTTGTTGTTGTAATGCAGCATTTTGATTTGCTTGTTGTGTAGCGATGTTTTGAAATACAGGCAACAAACCTTGGTCTTGTTGCATATATGGAGCAACTTGAGTGAAATAATTATTATCCATTTAACACTCCATAATTAACCATTTTGTAACCATCTGGGCGAGTAATAACTGCTTCAGGTTGCACCAGTTCAACATCTTGCGCCATAACACCAACAAACTTGCCATGACCTGCTTCGTCTTTCCATTTAGGCTTATATTCGTATTCGTATGCTGGTAAACCATTAGGCAACCAACCAACAAGTTTAATATTTTCTTTGGTGCGAATGTCAGACATAAGTGCTGCTGCACCCAATGTGCCACCTAGACCCATTAAACCGCTATTCATACCTTGTTGAGCAGCTTGTTGTGCATTAAAATTACCCATTTGTGCGTTGTAACCCATTTGAGTAGCACCTAAAATATCAGCACCAGAAGTAGTGGCTTGTTGTGCAGAATTTACAAAAGAAGGATTTTGAACTTGCGAACCGCTACGCAACGCACTTAATGTATTGAGTGGCAAATTGTAATTAGTAAGAGCTTGATTATAGGCTTGTTGATTTGCTTGCTGACCAACGCCAAAACCTTGAGTTGTAGCACCCAATAACAAATCATTTTCTTTCATAGCTTGTTGGCGCATAGCATTATCATAGGCTTTTGTGCCTGGCACTACGCCTTGATTAGCTAAATTAGCAGCATTAGACTCACGACTTTGTTCAATTTGTGGCGCAAGGCGTTGCATATAAGCGTCTTGGTAAGACTGCCCTGGGTTCATTCCTGTAGATGGAAGATTAGGGTTAAACTTTTGGCCCATTGTTTCTTGAACTTGACCAAGAGCAGAATTAATTGTGCCACCTAAACCAAGACTAGCTTGATTTTGATTATTTAAAAGTTTTTGGCCTACATCAGAAAGGCTAGTAGTTGCAGTCCAAGTAGGATTTCCATAAGGGTCTTGACCTGTAATTTCATAATTTAGGTTTCCGTATGGAGTAACTTGATTTACACGATTAGCAGCAGCAGCAGCACGAGCCGCTTCTAAATTGCCTTGCGCTGTCGCTTGAGCAGCGCCCGTATAATCAGGTGTAGCAGGTGCAGATTGTTGGCTGCCACCTGTAAATAAGTTACTTACTGCATTAACAATACCGCCCATTGCCTTCTCCTTGTTGTAACCATTTGCATTGATTACGCTTCATTGCGACTACTATAAGGTCACCATTCGGGTGTCCATAAGGTATGTCAGCTACCTGCTCAAAGCCAAGTTTTCGGCACAAATTCAAGGACTTAACATTGTCCTTGCATATAGGTGCTAGTATAACCTTAACTTCAAGCTTGTTAAAGGGGTAATCAAATATTGCAAATAATAAGTCTTTATTTAACCAATACACATCCGTAGAAGCAACATGAATTTGACAAGAATTTGTAGTCACATTGTTATAACCGACTACAGCTATTAATTGACCATTTTTTTTCTGTCCAATACACATTGTTTCTTGAGGATAATCAAATTCTCCGACTTTACACAGCCATTTTCGCAAGCTATTTTGGTCAAAAGTAGTAACAATCCTCAAACTACACCACCTCGTTCCATTACATAGTCGGTAGAAGCCCAATGAAACTCAATGCCATTAGAAGCTACATTCATATTTACTGAGCCTGTAAATCCTAATCCTGTAACGCCTTGCCAAATCTTTGTGGTAATAAGTCCACCATACCAAGTTGCGTCATCCCAAACGCTTGAGTCCCAAACGCCTACGCTTTCAGTATTAGGGTTAAATGCTATTTGGTTTACTAATGGGCTAGTGTCAAAGTCTGTGCGAATACCGCATAAAACGGCAGGTAAACCATTAGAAGTTTGAATAATAGGGCGAATTAAAGTCCAGCGTTTAAGCTGTCCTGGGGAGTCAAAATAAGAATAAGCCTGCTGTGCAGTAGCGTTTATGTTGTTTCCGTCATCGGCAAAAGTGTCATAAAACTTGCCTACATAACCATCTCCACCAAAGTGCATATCAGCGTCACCACTTACTTCCCAACAATAAGCCTCAATGCCAGTAAACCTACCCCATGCCTTTGTAATGGTGTGCATGACATATTGTTCCATTCCCAAAGCAGTAGGAATAGACAAAATAAGCATATTTTCACTAGCGTAATAATTAATTTGCCAGCCAAACAAGTCATAGAATTGGGTAGCAGCTTGGCTTACAGCATAGTAAATCTTGTCAGTTAGGTTTACTCTAGGGTCTAAACGACTGGACTGCAATGAAGCAGCAAGTGGCACTAAACCGTCTTGGGTAAGAAGAAGTAAGTCGCCAGCCCATTTAAAGAAACACCTACGGTTAAAGGTTTGACCTAATTGCCATACACCTTTTAATACCCATGTTTCTGCTGTGTCAGGGTCAGTACCGTTGTAAACAATAGCTTCGCCCATAGAAGTAACAAAGACTGCATAGTCGTCAGCACCTTGTCCAGCGTCAAGAGTCCAAGTGCCCATAGCTTGTAAATAGCCTGCGTTTCTTGCTATGCCGCCAAAATAAAGTGGAGAAGCCTCGCCACCAACGGCATTTACATCTAAATACCAGCAAGTAAGGGTGTCTTTTTCGGTGAAATATAAGCGGTTTTTAAATAGGTTTACATTAATAAATGTAGAGGAATCAACGCTTAACACATTATAAGTGCCTACAACGGTAGCGTTTGCTGCTGGTGCGCTGACCATTGTGTAGGTAAAAGTTGTTGTGCTTGTTACTGTAATGACATAAGTGCCATTGTAATTATTGGCAGTTGCTCCAGTAATGGTGACTCTATCACCAGTTGATAAACCATGCGCTGTAGCAGTCGTCAAAGTAGCTAATGTGCTTACAAAAGTAATACTGCTAATAGTTTCACCAGTTACAGTTCTTGTAATGCCTAATACTGTATAAATACCCACTACAGTAGCATTAGCGGCTGGCGCTGTAGCCATTGTGTAAGTAAAAGTGCTTGCTCCAGTTACATTAATAACATAAACACCGTTGTATTCACTAGAAGTAGCACCTGAAATAGTAACCCTGTTTCCGTCTATTAAGCCATGAGGTGCAGCCGTTGTTAAGGTAGCAGTTAAATTGCCTGTGCCACCTCTTGTAATAGTGCTAATAGTTTGAGCAGTTGTAGTTGTAGCAAGGTAAAACCAATTTGAGCCGTCATAGACTATAGTAGGGTCTACACCATTACAAGCTACTAAAAAATGCCCTGCTTGGTTAGTCATATTGACGTGCTGAAATTTATCGCTAGTAATGCCTGTAAATACTACTTCAGCAGGGTCAGGTTTAGCGTCATATATTTTGTCACCAGCAGCAGCAAATAAGTTATACCCATTAGCTAATGTAGTGTCTGTGTAATTCATTAAAGAATTAACTTTGCCGTCAATTCCTGTAGATGTTTTGGTATAACCCTTACGCATAGTGACATCGGTAGGCGTAGGGAAAAAGTTAATTAATTCAATAGCATCCATAGGACTCATGTTTGCAAGAGAGTCCCTAGCATTCCAACCCCCTATAGGAGCAGGAATAGAAGCTGTAGTGGCGGTGTTTTGTTTAGGTCTGCCAAATATCACGAGCCGTACCCTGTGTCTGGAATATTAGCGTAACCAATAAGGACTTTGGAAGGGTATGGCGCAAATGACAGATTAGGCGCACCTTTGTCATTAGCTTTGGCAATAGACAAATAACGCTGAAATTCTTGCATTACGCCAGTAGTGTCAAAGCCTTTAATTGTCCAATATTTAAGTTTTGTGCTTAAAACCATAATACGGTCATCTAAAACTGTGGTGTCATCGTCAGCAGTAAAACTGTTTTTAATAACGCCTAATGCGCTTCTTGCCCAACCTTTAGACCTATATTCCCAACCTAAATACTCATTAGTATTCATTACAGGCCATATTTGGAATTGCTTGTCAAGAATACGCCAACGAACCCTTGGGCCAGTTGAAATATAACCAGACTTTAACCATTGCCATTGTTGAGCATCTTCTGGCCCTAACATTTCCCAATGCTTAGACTTGTCCCATTGAGTACGGTTTGTAATGGTTTCAAAGTCGGCAGGAAGGTCATAGGCTGTTTGAGCGCATACGACTGACTGTATGCCATCACCTGTAGCCATTTGGCTCATTACAACAACTTTAGTAGTGTTATTAGCGCTTACTACATAAGTGTCTTGAGGAATGTTATAGCCTGTTAATTGCCATTGGCTTGTAACAGCGCTTAAATCTGTGCCAGCCTCAAAAGTCAAGTTATACGAACCATTGACAGTTGTGGCGTTGGCGGTTAAAGACTGCGTATAGAAGCGATATTGCACTTGCAATGCTTGCCAATCATATTCTTTAAGAAGGTCATATCCAGAGCCATTCATTAGCGCTAAAATTTGACTTACATCTTGAGAAGTATTTCCTACAACATAAGTAGGCACAGCCAAATTTAACTCGGCTGCTACTTGTTGCACCATTTGGAGCATCGTTTGGGACATATTAAGCCTCGGCTACTTTTGTTTTGCGTGTTTTGGGAGTTTTTTCCGCAACAGCCGCAAGTAGCGCTGACATTTGTTCTTGCATAGCTGTCAGCTTCGCATCTGTTTCTTCCTTAATTTTAGCATTTTCTGCTTTTAATGCTTGCATTTCTGCTTCTCTTTGGGCTACTTCGGCAGAATCATTAGCTAAATTCAAGAAAGCCTTGGCTTTTAAGCGAAAATTATGGGGTGACATTCCTGCTACCATCCCAATTCTTTGAAGTTGTTGGTCAGAACATTCAGCAATAGACTCTACTGTGTGGAACTTTAATCCACGCAATTCTTCTGCTTGGCTACGAGTAACTTGAGGCCATTGGTCTAAAGGTGTACCAACAATATCTTGATGATTTGCTACTTGGTTTTGGTAATGCGCCCATTGACGAGGAAAACGCTGTTTATGGGACTCTTGGGCGTATGTGTCAATTTCTGTCAAATTATCGCCAGGAATCATAATTCTTACGAAATCAAATTCTTTAAAAATCGGTCTGCCAGCTTCATTTGAGGCATCCTCTTGTTTGACACTTTTTTTATAGAATTGGACTGCTAGTCGGGAATCCGAACCTTGTGCATCGCTTTCAATAGCCATGTAAATCTCCTAAGTGGTTAGGGTACTACAGTTAAAAGAAAAGGGACTCCCCTTGTGAGAGAGTCCCAGTTTTACTACAAATTCTTCAATTTAGTAGGGATAACCTATTAAACAGAAGCAATAGAGAACCAGCCATAATCACCAGAAGCCATAGAGGTAGCGGTGAAATATGAGCCAGCGCCCAAAGTTGCTGCAAAAGTTGATGCGTTTACTACGATAGTAGCTGTAGAAGCTGCGATTGCTACAGTTGCTTTAGCAAAAACATAACGCTTACCATCTGAACCAAAAGTCTGTGTTCCAAGTGGGCCAAATGTTGGTGCTGTTGTGCCATTCAATGCTTGTTCAGCAACGGTTTGTGTATCTACTAAGTCAACCCCAGCAATGGGTAGTGTTGAGTATGCCATGATATTTTCCTTAAATAATTAATTAGACAGTTAAAAGAAAGGGGTTTCCCCCAATCTATTAGGTTGTCAACAAGCCTTGTAGGAAGCTGTTAGAAGTAGTCAAGTTACCAGCCCAACCGTATAACTTCACGATTGCGTCTTGGTTAATTGCCTGACGTTCGCCACCAATAGGTACAAAGTTACGCTCTTTATGTGGGCGTAAGAAAATGTAGTTGGTGTTCAACAGATACATATAAGTTGCTGTTTCTTGTGCGCCATAACCGCCACCAAGTACTACATCGGCAGAAGTACCGCCACCGTAGAACTTGAGGGAAGCAAAACCAGCAGCGCCAGATTCTTCAGCAGCAATACGCTGAATAGCTTGCAATGCGCCTACATAGTAGGAATACATTGTGTTACCAGCAACAATAAGGTCAGCTTTGTCTGTGCCACGAATCTGTTTGATAGCAGCGTCAGTCATTTTTGACAAGATGTTGGTAGAAGTAGCACCAGTAGTGATTTGGTTTTGCCAGAAAGTCCAAGTAGCACGGTTAATACCACCGTAAGTACCAGAAGTAGGAGAAACTGCAACAGCAGCGCCCAAACCATCCAAGTTTTTACCACCGTTACCAGTACCATCACCGTACAAGTCACCAGAAATGCGGTTCAACAAGCGAGCTTCGGAAACTTGCATACGACCATCAAGAAGGTCAATGATTGCTTCTTTGCTGCTGTTTTGCAACATTTCAAGACCAGACATAGTTACTGAGTCTGCGTATTGAGCGATTTTGAACTGAGCAGCAGAAATAGGGCTATCTGGAGCAATGTTCAATACTTCATATCCGCTATAAGAACTAGCGTTGTTAGTTGCGCTGTCGTCATACATGATTTCTTCCAAAATCACATTACCGCCTGAGAATGGGCGTACATTGCCCTTTTGGTTCAAGCGCTGAAGAATTGCGTTGTTTTGTGTTAAGTTGTCTGCCAATTCACCGCTACGGCTTTGAATAGTCGTTGCGATAATATCGGTAATAGCTGAGTTAGCAAATGCCATGATTATTATCCTTTAAATTAAGTTAAACCCTACGGCTTAACGCCTCACCCATTTGTTCGGCAATTAATGACCGTCTATCCTTTTTATCACCAGGTTCAGACACCCTTCCGCTAGGAGTAACGGATTTCGGACTTACTGCTGCTGCCTTAGCCTTCGCTACTTGCTGTGATTTGATTGCCGCTTGTTTTGCGTCTTTCAGGAGTCTATCCTGTTCCAACGCCCATACATCGTCATTCATTCTCACGGCTTTCTTGTAGGCCGTTTCGAGGTCTTGGGCTTTACCTAACTCAAGTAGTTGAGCCATTTCTTCCCTTACCACATCAAAGTGAGGAAATTTCTCCACATCACTTCGTACTCTTTCAATCTCACTCATTAAGCGTTGGTTTTCCTCTTGGGCAAACCGACCTTTAATGGATGACACTTCCTGATTAACCTGATTTAACTGGTTCATCAGTTGTTGTGTGTAAGCATCAGCTTGTGGTTGCACAAATTGACCCTCACCATTTAATTGTATACCATAATCTTGTGCAAGTCGTTGGAATACTTGAATTTTTTGGGCGTGGTCTGCTTTAGACAAAATCATGTGCGCCCTACCAAGATTATTAATCCATGCAGCAGGGGTAATTCCTTGCTGTTGAAATTCTTGCTGAAATGGTGCAATAGCGTTTTCTAATTCCCTAGCACGGTCAGCTTCAGCCTTATAAGTGCTTACGCCTTTCTTATATTCTGACTCACGCTGGTTGGCATATTCAGCAAACTTAGTAAAGTCTTCTTTGGAAATCTGCTCACCTTTTTCCATTTTGTCCCAAATTTGGACATATTCTTTTTTCCAAGTAGAAGGGCGAGTTACAGGCTTTGCTTCTTCAGCTTCATCCTTCGCATCTTCATACGACTCCGTAGATTCAGATTTTGCAGAAACTTCGGCAGTTTCTTCGTGGTCTGGTTCGCTAATTTCCTCTTTAATGGACTCCTCTGAAATGCTGTCTTTTTCAGCCACTTCAATGTCTTTTTCGATAGGTGCTTCAAGAGTGCCTTCCTCTGCTGCATCCATAGCAGCTTCTAGTATTTCTCTACGGTCAAGTTGTTCTTCTGACATGGTTTTTCCTTATCTAAGTTTTTCGTATGCCATCTCAGCGATTTGGCGTTTTCTTGCTTCGTTACTTTTGCGACTCATTTCTATTTTTTTATGCTGCATTGGCACATCATTACCCAATTCAATCATTCGGTGCTGTTTTAAGTGGCTTCTATGGTGACTACGGCTTTTAATCCATGTGCCGTCTACCTGTGATACATATCCTTCAATGTCAGACATGACCATAGGGGCTTCTCTATAAGTCATTTCTTGTTTTTCTTTCCAGGCTTGTTCAGCTTCGGGTGTGTCTAGTGTGTATCCCCAAAACTCAAGGTAATACTCTTTATCTGACTTTTTAGCTTCAATATGGTTGCCTTCTGACCATCCGCATTTAGGACACATCACATTCTCCTTATTAGTTCGGGGATTTTGTCGTATTCATTTGGGCGCAAAGCCACTACAGAATCGTACCAACGACCATGCTTCCATCGCCAACAAACAAATTCTTCTTTAGGTAGCAAAACAATGGTTTTAACGCCCAAAGCACCTGCAAGGTGGGCAGTTCCTGTGTCTACAGTCACAATTCCTTTACAAGCCATCATGTGCGAAGCAGTCTTATTCCAATCTTTTTTCCAGCCATCGTCAGGCAAAGAGTTAAATAAACCATCACTTTTAGGGTTTAAACTGTAACAATCATGCCCTACAAGGTTTTCTAACTGCTTCATGTCCATAGACTTGATGTAGTACAAAATCTGCTTAGAAGCCTCCCAATTTACGCCTATTTTTGGCGGAATATTGCTAGGAATAGCGTGTAAATACCCTTCAGAATTGACTATTTTCTTGGTAGTTACAGGAAATAGGTTTTTAACAATAGGATGAGCAAGGGAAATGTAATAAGGTAAAGACATCAGCCCTACCCAATAATCTGATTCTGCGCCTATTCCACCACCGACTTCGTTAGTAAAGACATCTACGCAGTCTAATTGGCCTAAAAGGTAGTGAAGTGACCCTTCTTGCAAGACTACAACTTTGGAAGCCCCTAAAGCCTTTAATGCTGGTAAAAAACGGGCAAACATAATAATGTCGCCAAAGCCTTGCTCTACTTGAACAGTAATAGTCTTGTCTAATAAAGACTCACCACGCCATACAGGGATGTCTAATGCAGGTCTTGTAGGAGAAGGTTCATTGGCGATAATTTGCGGATGCCAACGGTATTCATACAACTTGAAACCTTGTTCATACCTTCCAGCGTGAAGGTGTTTATAAGAAAGGGCAAATTGTTCTTGTGGGCTTAAAGTAGTAATAGTATGGCTTCCTCATCGTCTTGTTCTTGTTTGCGCTTTGCCTCTAAAACAGCCAATTCTTGTTCTAACTGAACTTTGGCTTGTCTTATCAGTACCGCATCAAACAAATCTTGTTTTTGTCGTTCAAGATTAGCGATGAGTGCATCATATTTGGTTACTTCTGACGGTGTATCTTCGCTAACCTGTTGATTGGATTGTACTTTACTTTGTTTCTTTTTTGCAACAGGTTTAGGGTCTACTAAATCCCTAATGGCCTGTTTTCTTGACTCTTGGTCAGTTTTGACCGCATCTATGCGTTTTTCTTCTGCAAGCCTTAATTTCTTGTCTAACTGTTTTCTGCGTTTTCTTTCTTCTGGTGTCCAAGCGTCATCACCTCCTGAGCCTTGATGACCAGCAGGGGTAATGACAATTTGAAATGCGTTATTTTGAAACGCATTAGCTTGAAACGCAGTTTGAAACATTAGTCTTTTAAGACCTTATAATTGTTATATGCAACCCATACATATAGGGCATTTAAAATGGCTAAAGCGTACCAGTAAGGCATTAAAAAGAAGCCAATAATGACACATAGCAATTTAAATATAGCTAGCCCTGTAGGGTAGCCAATCTTGCTAAATACCCATGCAAGGATAGGGTTAGCCTCATGCCCTTTGCCAGACTTAAGAATAGTATAGGTAGTGTATAAGTCTATACATTGAAGTAAGGCAAATAAGGCAAATAGGATACCGTTGGTCATACTGGATTGCTTAATAAAACAACACGCACACTTCCGCAAGTTGCCGCACTTCTAGCTAACCTTAAAGAAGTTCCCGAATAGCTATAGGTTCTAGTTGGCGGCGCACCATAAACTACATTAGAAGATACTGTTATAGGAGTTACAGTTCCACTAGCGTAAACATATAACACTAAATCTGCAAAACCATTACTTCCATCTGAACCAGTTACCAAAAACAAAGCATTTGTGCTTGAATAAGAACCATTTTTTAAATCGCCAGTAAAATCCCAAATAGCTGTAGCTGAAGTGCTTGTTAATGTTTGAACATCAGAGCCATTTACAACGCCTTTAGAAAATCTTTTTATATCACTAAAATTACTTGAGCCAGCTTGTCCAACAACATAAGTAAGACCAGCGGTAATATTATTGTTTACAGATGTAATTCCATTAATACCGTGGTCTGTTCCTACACCTGCGTATAAAAGATTTAAATAAGTTCCTGATGCACCTTCAAAATCACCACCAATAATAGTAATGTTAAAAGAACTATATATATTAAATATATTAGAAGTTCCTTGAACAACACATCCATAAAAACCAATTTGTGAAGTTTGGCTTAAAGTAACTTGTGTAGCATTTAAACTATAAAAATTAATAGTAGTAATTGCATCTGTTGTACTATCCGCTCCAAATAAAGCTACTTTTTGTACATTACAAGAAATAAAACTGGTTGAATAAGCTCTTTGGTCGATATAAATGCAATAACCTAAAGCAGGTGTTCCAAGTACAGTTAAATTTTGATATTTTGAGTTATATGAATTTTTAATATAAAGTGCGTTAGAACTTGAAGCACTTGTCATTAAAGTCATGTCAAATTGAATACCATCAACAAATACGCCATTAGTAAAAGTTGTATTGTTTGGACTTGTAATACTTAAAATTTTATTGCAACTAGCAGAACCTTTTAATATTGCAGATTTACCAATAATTGAAATAGAATTTTCACCAACACTATTGTTATTGCCGGCCGTAGAAGTAACCGTAAGCCCTGAAACCAAATAAGTTCCTTTTGGAATATAAATAGTTTGAGCCGTTGTTCCTATAACACAAGTATTTAAAGCTGCTTGTATTGCGGCTGTATCGTCAGTAACTCCATCACCAACAGCACCAAAATCTTTGACGCTAACTGTTTCAGCTAGTTTTTCATTAATAGCACGATTAACCGCACCTGTAGGAGTAGCCCCACCATCTTTTAAGTCAAACTTAGGAATTAAGGTAGTCATAATTAAGCATCCTCTGCGCCAGCGTAGTCGCTGAAAGTCTTTAATACTTCATAGATAGCAGGAATTAAATCACCTTTGAGGTCCTCAATAGCAATATAGTGAGCATTTTCTTTGACAGTAGCCATATTGCCATGCCTAGCATCTTCATTAAAATGAATAGCTACTTGTACTTGGATTTGGTCTTTAGTGCCAAAGAAGTTAGTAATGCGAGCATAAGCCTCTGGTGCTGGTACACCAAATTGTGTTTGCTCTAGGGATAGTTTTAATGCCATTGTGATTCTCCTTAATAGGTTACTTCTGTAGTTTCAATTTTGCAGACTGTTCTAATGGTTGTTGCGGCTTGCCCTGTAAAGGTTATTGCTAGTCCACCATTGGTAGTATCTGCCGTAGCTGTTAATGCCCAAGTTGCCGCACCAGCATCAGCAAAAGAAGATACAACAGTAGGTGTGCCTACTAAAGCTGTAGTGCCTACTCCAGCACCACGCTTAATAACCCCTGATATTTCCCATCCTTTAGTATTGCCACCACCAGTTACAGTTGATACAGCCCAACCTTTAAAGTAATAAGCAGAATTATTAGGTAGGATTACTTGGTTTGTTCCACTTGCGGCAGAAGTGTTAGACCGCAATACTGTAGCAGTAGCGTCTGTTGTTTGTGTTCCAAGAACTAACAAAGCAGCTTGAGAAACACCTAAAGACCCAGTTATAGGGACATTACAAGCGGCTATTGCATTATTTCCTATTATTGCTCTAGTAGTTCCGTAAGAACCACCACTAATAAATGAATAGTTTGCAGTGGCAAAATTATTGTTACCACCACCTACTGTAGAATAAGACCCACTAGCAGAGTGGCTCGCACCTCCTCCAACAAAAGAAACTAAACCAGAGGACACATTGGCAACACCTCCAACTATGGCAGATGAAGCTCCACTTGATGTATTGGCGTAAAAATTACCTCCGCCATCTGGTCCACCACCTCCTACAAAAGCACCAATGCCACTTGCCACATTCTTTGCACCACCACAAACTACTGACCAATCACCTGATGCCGCATTTCTATTAGCCGCAGAACCAGCATCGCCACCGCCTAAAATTGCACTATATGCACCAGTTGCTTGGTTATTACCACCACCTACTACTACTCCATGAGGTGTGTAGAAGGATAGGGTTGAAGTAGATGAACCTGAAGCGGCTTGAGAAAGTGTTAAAGCTGTTCCTGATATTGCGGCAACATAAGTATTTGCTGCAATAGAAGTTCCAGCAATGTATTGACCAACTTTAATGCTTGCATTACTTCCACTAAGAGTTACAGCAGTAGTGCCATTCATTGTTGCTGATTGAGTTGTTACTGCTGCGGCAACTGTTCCTGAATTTGTAAAACCACCGCCAACAAAATTATATACACCATGAGCAGAATTTGATGCGCCTGAGCCTATAAATGAATAATTACTTGCTGCACCATTAGTAATTGAGTTGCTTGTTCCACCACCAATAAAAGAATAATTGGCAGCAAGAGTATTTGAAGCACCGCTACCCACACCACCATAAGATGAAGTGGCTTGGTTTCCTTGACCACCACCTATTACATTGTAATTTCCAGAAGATGTGTTTTGATAACCACCACCAATAACAGAAGCTGTGCCACTTGCCACTTGTGATGCCGCAGTTCTTGTAGTCTGCCAATCAACAGCATTAGCACCTCTAGCGTTACCACCAGTAGCAGTTGAATCTGTCTTTTGTGCTTGTAATGCGCCTGTACCTAATGGGGATAATACTAATGGGGTATTTGTACCACCAGTAGCTTTTACCATTGGGTAACTAGCATCCCCAGTTATAGTTACATAAGTAGTAGAAGCTGTGCCTAAAGTGCTTGTTCCTGTGGCTTCTAATGTAGTGAACTTACCAGTATTTGGTGCTGTATTTCCAATAGTAGGTGGGCTAGATAAATCTAAAGTTCCACCTAAAGTAAGGTTGCCTGATGAAGTAACTGTGCCAGTTAAAGTAACACCATTAACTGTGCCAGTACCACCAACTGAAGTAACTGTTCCAACACCTGTAACACCTGTAATTGAACCGCCAGTAATAGCTACGTTATTAGCGTTTTGCTCTGCCATTGTGCCAAGACCAACTAAAGTATGGTCAGCGTTCCAATCACTAGGGCGTACTACACTTGTGTCATCCCCGTCAGGTATTGTGCTGACTTTACTGTGTTTAACCGTTATAGCCATTATTGAACCCCAGTTATTTTGCCATCAGGCCCACGAATTACAGTTTTAGGTTGGTTTAATTTACTCATCATTTCTGCAAGCATCATAGCCATTTGGTTACTATTTTGGCTAATAGCGTCTGCTACTGGCTTCATAGGGTTCTCCATAGCTTGTGCCATATCTTCTTCGTGCATATAAGCTGCTTCGCCACCTGATTCATCTGCGCCAATTCTAGCCACTTCAATCTTTGCGCCATTGTTTATATGAGCAAGCAAGACTTGAGTGTTACGCTCTGTCATCATCTTCATTTGGGCAACTTTAGACTCCATTTCCATCTTCATTTGCTGACCACGCATTTCCATTTCTCTGTCAAGTTGGTTGCGTTGCTCTTCAAGTTGGAATTTAAGTTGGTTTTCTTGCGCCTGGTATTCTTGCTTAGCTTTCTCAAGTTCCATCTGCATCTGCATCTTCTGTTGCTCAAGTTGTGACTGAAATTGTAGCTTCTGTTGCTCGCCCTGTTGTTGCATTTGCACCTTCTGAATCTCTACAGGAGGAGGTTTAGGCTGACCTTTAGACTGCTCATACTGTTTACGCAAATCATCAGCAGTTTGGTCAATAATTCCTTCAAGTTGCTTGCCAGCTTTAAACGCAGTAACGCCAAATTTGAGCATTTCGCATAGCATTGGGGTTAATTCAGGGCTTGCTTGTGCAGCAGGCATAGCAGAACTCATAAATGAACTTACAGCGCTTAAAAAGGCTATTCTGTCTGCCTTTTCTTGCTGCTCATCTTGATAAATCATTGAGTCAGAAGTAACTTCTATGCGGAAATTCTTAGCTGCTTCGTTTCTAAGTAACTCTAAAGCCTGTGGAATAAGCTGTTGGTCTTCTTGGCTTAGTTGCATTGCGCCAGAAATCTTAACTAGCGTGTCATCGGTAAAGTGATTACAAATAATCTGCGCTTTAATAGACAACAAGCTAGTAGCAAAGTCCACTACTGCGTGTTGCATTGTCTTTAATCGACCTGAAGCGTTGTTTGACTTAATAATCTGTGCGCCAAGGGTTTCATTAGGGTCTGTTTGACCACGCTGAATGTCAGCAATACCCATTAATTCGTAAATCTGACCCTTAACTTGTTCCATTGCTTGATAACAAGACTGCAATGCAGCAGCAAATGGGGTAATGTCTACAAGGTCAATAGCACCTTTCATGCCTTGTTTTTCGGCAAAAGCCATCCAGTTACTTACTGGAATCATTGTGTTGTTTTCGCCCTCAGAGAACAAGCGTTGTAGTTCAGAGGCCGAGGCATCGTAAACGCCACGCACCTTCAATGCGTTAATCAAACCATCAATTCTGTCGCACAATGCGTCTAATTCTCTTGCCTGGTCTTGATAAATAACAAAGTCAGGAATAGGCTCAAGACTGTCAGTAGTCAGAGTTGAATAAAGTGGTTTTGGACAAGGCCAAAAGTTTTCTAATCCTAGTGGGTCATCTCTTTCATCAAGAATCTTGCCTAGTGACTTAGAAATCCACAGTACTTTGCCTGTTTCTTTATCCCAAATCTCGTATATTAGCGCCTCATATACACCATCGTCAGACTTATAAGATTGCTTTAAGTCATCAGGCTTGGTATCAAGGGGGATTTGGTAGCCTAAATCTTCGCCAAAGCGCTCAACCAATGCAGGGCGTGACATATACACTCTACGCCATACTGCGGTGACTTCTTCCCAAGTTCTAGCGATTGTGTGTCCAAAGTCTTTCCAATGAACATAATCTACAGGGCAGCATTCATACTCAATGCGCTCTTGGTTTTCATTCTCCATGCCTTCAGGAGTTTCAGCTTCGTCACTATCTTCAGTAACGCTAAAACCATCATCAGGCGCACCATCAGCCATATCTTCCATTTCACCTACGAAATGTGGTTCATAACGAACCCAACTAACTCCACGGCCACCTAATAAGCGGTCTAATACGCTGTTATTCATAGCTGACTTATAGTCGCCATAGTGTTCAATTTCAAACTCTAAGGCTCTTTCAAGCATCATTGATGCAACTCGGCCTATTGGGTCGTTATCACGAAACCTTCTTGAAACGTCTGGGCGTGGCAGTCTAGCAAAGATAGCAGGCTGAATGGTTTGGACATTTGACCAAAGAATATTAAACCTAGCATTAGGATTGCGGTCATAACGACTGTCATCCTTATATTTCTTAACAATGCGGTCAACTCTAGCTTCCCAACGCTTATATGAGCGTTCATAGCCCATAATGGTTTTATACCAATCCTTATACGAGTGATTAACAGTAGCTTTATCGTTTGCCATAACTTACTTTCTTGATTAGGTAAATACACCCATTGCCAATACTTCTACGCCTGCACCAGTTGTAACACTCCAACCAGAAGTGGCAGACTTAGCATTAAATTCTATTGAATACACTCCAATAGGGGTGTTTGCCCGTACTAAAGCATGAGAAAAAGCACCATCAATAATGTTTACTGTGCTTGTTGCTGCGGTATTTACAGTAACAATTAAACGGTGAATGTAATCACCTTTTGCGCCTGTCGTACCTAATACTTGTCCTGTTACCGAATTTGCAACGTGTTCGTATGGAAAGCCATACGCTGCTGAAACTGCTGCCATATTAAATTCTCCTAATAATATTTGGTTGTTGTTGCTTCCACATCTCATTCAAACTTACATCAGTTTGTCCTACAAATAGCCCTCTAATAGAGTCATCCTTATGGGGAATCTTAGCTTCTTCTTTCCAGGCTATTGAAAGCATACGAAAACTGTCCGCACCGTGTGACGCCCAATCATGCCTTGGCTTATCACGAAATACTTTTTTGTCTTCGTCATACTCTCGTTGGTACTGCCTTAAACATTCAATGCCATCTTCGCACTTGTGGTCAAACCAAGCTCTAGTTAATGCTAGTCGTGTTGCTTGTATACCATCTTGAAGTGACAAACTTGGCACAATCTTTAAGTATTTTAACGGAATTTTGTCTGAAAGTTGCTCAATTATTGATTTATTTGAAGCAAGTGTCTTTGCACGAGCATCGTGAGGTAAGTAATGTGTGCCATACACATAGCCTCTTTCCTTCTCTCGGTTTTGAATAATGCCTGTATAAAACGCTATTGGCTGACCATTACTTGAATGGTAATCAAGCATACGAATCTCGCCATGCACCACTTGAAACCACCATATAGCGGTGTCATCGGAATAGCCCAAGTCCCATGCTGTATGTACAGGAAACATAGGGTCATATTTAATGTCTAGTATTCTGCCTTGGTCTGTAAGCTGACGCATCTCTTTGCCGTAATAAGCACCAAAGATGGCACTTTCAAAGTCGCATTCAAACTCTTGTAAGTATTGGTCTTGAGTCATAGACTTGGCAGCGTCTTCTAACTCAGACTTAGGCAATAGCCCTGTTTGGCTTGCTCTTAGGGTTTTAGCGTACCAATCATCAGACTTTGTTGCGTGAGTGTAGATGTCCCAGAAGGCGTTATGGCCTTTGGGCGTTCCAATGAAAACTGCCCATCCAAGTCTGTCTGCCAGCAAAGGCCGAATAATCTCGCCCCAAATTCTAGGGCGCATATCTGCATATTCATCTAAAACTATACCGTCAAGGTACAGACCACGCAGACTGTCAGCGTTATCAGCACCAAACAAACGAATCCTTGCGCCATTTATTAGTTCCACCCATAGTTCAGATTGATTAGCTTTAGCCATTACAGGCTTACTAAATCTTAACAAGTAGTCCCAGGCAATATTCTTAGCTTGGCTGTAATATGGTGCAACATAAGCGTAGCGCCCATCTTCTTTGCCCTCTATTAGTGCTTTATAGATTAATTCGTTAATACAACTAACAGTCTTACCACAACGTCTGTGGGCAACTATGACAGCCCAGCGCTCTGTTCTTTCGTGGAAATCTTCAAATACATCTCTAGGCTTGTAATCAAGCTCTATTTCTACTTCTTCCAAGACACCACCATGCGAACAGGCTTATCTTCATTACCATCTAAAGTTGTATTAGAAAGGTCTGGCGCTACCTTTTTAAGTAGTATTTCAGCAGCTTTAAGTTGAGTAGGCTTCATATCTATTTCATCATTAATATGCTTTGCAAGCCTGTCAATAATGGCGGCAATTTGAATCTTATCTCGCCAAGCCTGGGTAAGCTCTAATTTCTTTCTAGCAGCCATATTGCACCCCATAAGCATTTAATTCATTTTTTAGGGCGTTTTCTAATTTTGATGACTTTTGTATATCTTTCAAAAACTTAGGAAATAAGCTGTTGTACAAAGATTCAGCACAAACTTTAATTAACTTTCCATGTGTGCAATCAGGGGTTGATATAGATGATTTTAAAGCCCCACCATTGCTGTGTTTGTACCAATATGCAAATTCACCCATTCTTGTCATAACAGCATCAAACACTTCTTTGTGATGGTATTGAGCAAATGGCAATCCTTTGCGTGCTGGAAAGCGATTAGTCAAATTAGGTGTGCTATTAATCCAATCGGACTCTACTTCATAAGCATATTTCTCATCATTACAATAAGCAATAATTTGACGCTTGACTTCTAAATTATCAAGCCATATCTCTTTGATTTTATTGGTCTTTTTTGAGCATACCCCTTTACGAGTTTCTTTTTCGTGGGCTTTTATGCGTTTGCCTGTACCTTTACCAATGTAAAAAACCTCATCATTGCGAGGGTCTATTAGCTGGTATATGTACCATTTGTACTCTTTATTTGCCATACATTCTCAAGTAATTGATTTGTAAGGGTTTAATTCTACTACAGATTATTAAGCAATGTCAGGGTCTGTTAGCTTGTTCATAGCTTTAGCAAGCATAGCTTTACGCTTTAGACGCTCATTAATTTTCTTATTAATAATGTCGTCTTTGCTATTAACATTGAGTTCAGGCGGTTTCTTTTTGTCTTGGCGCATTTTTTGTTGCTTCTCTAGCGTAGACTCTTTATGAGGTCTAAGCATTGCATCTTCTTTTTTGTATTTGCGGCTCATGTGTTTCATTTGGACTCCATGTGCTTTGCGTAAGCAGCTTCTAATTTAGACTTAACTTTGCCTCTAGCATGGGTACGCTGTTCGGACAATGCAATAGCCAAGGCTTGTTTTTTAGGCTTTCCTGCGGCAACTTCTGTCTTATAGTTCTTGCCGACTGATTGTGCCGAGCCTGATTTGTCCATTGGCATGATGAATCCTTATCGTAAATTAACTAGCTTATAGACAGTAGTGTCGATTAATTCGGCTATTCCATCAATAAGGTTTTGAATTGGGGTTTCTTGCGGCAAATCTTTGCGGGCTTCTTCTACGAATTTTTGCAATGATTTCATATACTTAATGGGGTCAGTTGGCTGGTGGTATACGCTAGGAAACTTAGTAATCTTTTCGTAGCAACCCATATACACTTCAACTAAGCCATCAGTCAAATCTACAATTTCATCGTAGTATTCGCCTAAAGCCATGTGTTTGCTAAAGGAGTCGGTAGACCAATGAAAAAAGTGTGCATTGGTCGAAGAATGAAGTAATGTTGCAGCAAAAAGTGCCATATTTTCCGTCATTCATTACTCCTATTCGTGTTTTGCAAAACTACCATGTAATTGATTTCTATATAATTCTACAGCTTTTTTAGCTTCTTCAATTTTATCAAAATATCCAACATGATGCGACTTATAATTGAAATTAAGTCTAGCAAACCATTTATTTCTTGATTTATCCCAACAAACACCTTTAACGCCAGATTTATTTCGTTTTAAAACGCCAACATTGTGATGATTTTGCAATTCTGTTGCTGGTCTAAGGTTTTCTATGCGGTTATTTAAAGAGTTGCCATCTATGTGGTCAATTATTGGCGGCAAATATTTATGGTGCATAAAAAAAATTATGCGATGGGCTTTGTATAGCCTTTTACTTATATTTATGTTGATATTGCCTCTTTTGGCAACTGTGCCAGCTTGGCTACCAATTTTTATTCGGTTTGAATTGCGAATTTTCCAATAAAGATGACCATTTTTGTAATCAAATAGTCGGTGCAATTCATCATAAGAAATAGTAAACTCTTTGGCATCCATATCAACTCCTATTTAGTTGGTTGGTAGAAACCCTTAGAAAACGCCAATTTTCTAGGGGTTTTGTTTATTCTTCATATAATTTTAGCACTTCTATTGACTCTTGCACAGAATTTACCCTGTGAAGTGGCCCACCTTTCCATCCAGCAAACAAGGTAATTTGTTGCGGAGTTAGCTTTTTATCTTCCCCATCTTTAACTTCTATTAAAATGGTGTGTTCTTCATAGCATACTAGCAAGTCGGGGATTCCTCCACCGACCATGTGCAAAAGGAAAACATCAGCACCATAATCTCGTAGTGCTTTAACAACATCCTTTTGATTTTTATCAACTTTTTTCGCAAATGCCATAATTTTATGTTAGT